ATTTTAAAAACTCTTTTACCTTTTTATACTCTGCATCGGTCATTTTAACAGAACGCACTCGGGCATCCGGCGGTAACCGCCTTTTTGCGCCTGACCCTTTACGCCTGCCTCCCCAGTTTGGGGAGGTGTTCTTTTTTGTCGTTTCTTCCAAGCTTATTCCTCCCATGCTTCAACAAGTTCGATTCTGTCCGGGGTTTGCCAATTGCAGTAATCATCTTCGTCCAATCCTTCAATTTCTTCGATAGGGTATGACTTCCAGATAATTTCATAGATGTTTCTGTCGTCATCTTCTGCCCTTGCCGTGTATTCGTAGTAGTCATCATATTCATCGGAGAGATAAGCCATTTGTTGGAGATAATATTTTTTGCCTTCAAATTCCATTTCATCGTAGAGGTCAAGTTCTTCAATGAAGAAATATTTTTTTATTTTGTCCCGGACTTCTTCTTTTCTCCAATCGATATCTTCAATTTTTTCTGCACCGAAATCGGCTAAGAAGTTCTTGAGGTCATCTTGAGACCACTCACCGAGAGAAATTTTTCTTTCTACTTCACTTCTGATTGCTTCTGTGTTTTCCATTTTGATTTCCTCCTTGTGGATAAAATAACTTGTTTTGGGCTCTCGCCCCTTCTTGATTATAGTATAGACTAATCAAGTTGAACTGTCAATACTTTTTCAAGAAATTTATTATAATTGTTTTTTATAGCGAGCAATAGAAAAAGAGCAGAGATTTCTCTCTGCTCAGTTCCTGCAATTATCATTATTGCAATGATAGTCGCATTTTTCAAGTTATTTTTATCCACAGGGTTTCCCCTGACAATCAGAAAATTTCTTTCCTGATGTCTTCATTATACCACCAATTTTAAAAGCTGCAAGTGTCTAAAAAAGTTAGTACTTATCGGCTTTTTTGATTTAGCGCCCTGTTTTTTCAAAATTCATCTCGCTGCCAACACTCCCAGACCGGCGCTGATTAGAATCCACATATTTCGCTGTCTCGTCTTAATTCGAATCTTCCTTGCTGCCTCTTTCTCGTACTGTGCCAAGGATTGATTGGCATTCTCTAATGAGTTCAATGTCATCTTGTTCCATTCTTTGGATTTCTTCAGCTGTTCGTTTACTATCTTCAACTGCTCCCGCGCTTCTTCGAGCTGCTTCGCTTGCTCGCTCAACAGTCTCTGCTTCTCTTTGCTGTGCTGCTTGAGCGTTTTTAAGTTCTGTTCTAACTGGAGCAGTTCGCTCTCGTAGATGGTATATTGCGCTTCTGCCCGAACAGAAAAACCAGAGAACCACGGCCATAACAATAAAACTGGCAAGAACAAAAATAAAATAAGATTTCGTCTGCAATTCATCTATTCCTCCAAATTCAAATTGGTCACGTAATCGTAGGTGATGTTTGCCCGATTCTCATATCCCGGTGCGTATTCCCCTACGCCTGCCGCCCATGCATATTGGTCTCGAAATAACGTATGGATCACGTCTATATTTCTGAGGTCGTGTCCCCGTTCCTGTCTTCGCTGTAGAAAATTCCTTACTACGTAATGGGAAGTGGGACACCACATACCTGCATAAATGGTGCATAGAGTATCGTCAAGGTCAGGGACTTCCCATAGCGTTTCCACGTATTCTTCGCAGTCACAGGCGAGAAGTTCCAGCTGCGCCCGCTGTCCTTCATCGCTCATCAATAATTCCTGCAGTCCACCTATATCGCCGGAATCCCTGATATCTGAGTAGGATCTGCCGGCATAGTTGTTTCCGCCCGGTATATTCCCGAGCAGTCTGTCTGCTCTTGACCCTTCCCACTGGCTGACTCCGATTGATGGATAATCTCCGGCGGTGGAGCATGAAATGGATCCATAGTTACCTTCTATTCCGGTCTCTATCAATCCTTGCGCTATCTCCCAGGCCAGTTCTTCTTTCGTCATCATAATCTCCTTTCAACTTAAAAAGCGATGGTTTCCCATCGTCTTTTTCGAATACATCCGGCGTGCCGTTTTTATCTTTATCCACGAACATTCGTCCTATACCAAGAATCCCGCCGACCGCCCCGGCAGATAGAAGTGTTGTGATGAATGCCCTCAGTTCCGGCTCGTTTCCCTTTCCGGTTATCCACCAATCAAGCAAGGTCATCAATATGTACAAAAAAATGCAAAATATACATAGTATGGCATAGAGAATCGACCAGTAAATTAGTGGGATTTTTATTTGCTCGAGCCGTCTTTTTATTTTTGTTTTCAGCTTAGTCATTAGACCACCTTGCCGATAAGCCCGATAACCACGGAAATAATGGTGGATATCAATCCGGCCACCTTGTAGATGTTATCTATCCGGTGGTGGGCAGAGTCGGCCGACTGCTCTGCCTTTCCCAGTGCCACTTGCACTTCTGTAATCTTCGGTATCATGGTGGTTATCGTATCGAGTTTCGCTTCCATGCGAGCGATTCGTTCGATAAGTGCCATAATCATCTTTTCGTTATTTTCCACAATTCTCTCCAATTAAAAAGCACCCCTGCGAGTGCTAAATATCTTCCGTTAAATAAGTAAAAAACGTTTGAAATTCTCTGCCCGATGATTTTTTATATACATTTGTATAATGAAAAGCTAATAAACCAGATAAAGTCAATTTTAATCTTATAGATTTCCCGTCATCTCCATGAATAGGGGAATTAAATATAAGTTCATCAAGAGGTTTTGGTAAATTTCTTACAATAACACCACCGCTAACTGTCGTGTCATTAACAGAAATATTAACTTGCACTGTGTGTCCTATTTGATAGCAGGAAAAATAATCTACACAGCCCGTATTCACCGCTGCATTGATTTTTTTGAGTGTTTGTTTCTGCTCACACTCATTGACCTTGTTGTCAATACCATTAATTCTGTTATTAATTTCTCCCGTTTTCTCATCAACTTTTTGATTGGTAGCATAATCGCCCTTTGCTTGATATCTCCCGTCACTTTCTTGTTTATTAAAATAATCTATCAATGGTTTATTAAAGGTAATGCCGTACACATCTAAAAAGGATATAAGCATAGCTGATTTATGTATCGCTTGATTGATATATTTGTTAAAGACAGCATTCCAAATACTTTCTGTTACATAGTCACCTTTTAGTTGATATTTCCTGTCACTTTCTTCTTTTTGGTAATACTTTTCTGCATTCAGTATTTCCGGAGCATTTTTTATTTGCTCGTAGATAGACTTACAACTTGTTTCTGTTTTCAGCGATTCGTCTGCAGATGTTTTGGCGGCATTTTGACTTTGTAATGCTGCGGAAGCACTGCCGGCCGCTGCAGATGCACTGGCTTCTGAGGATGCAAACGATTGTGCGGCCGATTGAGCTTGATTTTTTGCTGACAATTCACTGCTCGCTGCTGCCGAGGCACTGGCTTCCGCTTTTTCGTAATATTCTTTTGCTGACCCGGCCGATGCTTGAGCTGATTCGGAGAATCCTGATGCCGCCAGTTCACTTGCCTTTGCTTTCGATTCGCTTGTGCTTGCCGATGAGGCCGACTGTTCTGCCGCATTTTTAGATGACAACGCAGAAGCGGCTGCTGTTTCCGCATCTTTTTTGGCTTGAGTTACCTGCCCCAATGATTCTGCAGCTGCCTTTGCATGTCCTGCCGTCGTATCCTCGTGTGTTTTTGCATTTGTCTCGCTGTCTTTTGCGTTTGAAGCACTTAACAATGCATTCGATTCTGACCTTTTAGCATTGGCGGCCGCCTGTACAGCCTCGGCAGAAACGGTAACAGATTTTTCTTCACTTGCTTTGGCATTGTTTTCGCTTGTTTTAGCATTTTTTTCAGACTGCTGTACCGATTTTAATATCTCCTCTGACTTCGTTTTTGCAGTTTCTGCTGATGTCGCATAGCCTGAAACAATCTGTTCACTTGATTTTGCGGCAGTGGCAGAGTTGGTGGCTGATTCTGCAGAACTCTTGGCAGATCCGGCAGAAGATTGAGCTTTTCTAACCGCTGTTTCGGAATCCTGTACCATTTTTTCCGCACTTTTTTGATCCCAAACAAGAACGCTTTCTTTATAATTACTGCCGCCGATGTTTCCCACTACCAGTTTATATTTTCCGTCCCCGGTTTTTGCAAATACCGGCTCACCTTCCATAAGTTTTGGATTGACGTCTTCCCATGTTTTTTCAGAGCTTGTAGAAAATGATATTCTTGCATTTGTTGTATCCATATTTTTCTCTCCTTATGCTGTTCTTATCCAAATATAAGCAGATATATGGCGCGGCCTCATATCTATAGAACTTCCATTACCAGTATTTCCTATTGTGAGTGTATGATTGTGATTTCCGGCAGATTCGACCGATACCGAATGACTATGTTCACCGGCATAAGAAATTGATAAATCATGCCGGTGACTTCCGGAAGATGAAGTTTCAAAAGAGAAGCTGTGGCTGTGACTTCCGTTTGAAGAAGTAGAACCTGTCCACGAGCGGGATGCATCAAATGCGACAGATGGACCTTCACGACCGTCCTTACGTCCTGTTCTTGCCCAGCCACTTTCGTAGAATGCTCCTGTCGGTCCTGTATTTTCCCATTTATTTTCCCATGTAGGAGATGCAAACATATTATCAGTCCGCCAAGGGAAAGATGCACAGAATCCGGTGATATTCATAGTTCCCCTTCCGTGAGAGTGGTTCCCAGCCTCTGACGTCCAGCCATTCCCCGTGTGATAGTGGTTTCCTGCATCCCCCGTGGTTCCGGTATGATAATGATTCCCCGCTTTTGCGGTCGTTGCATTATGTGAATGCGAACCTGCGTATCCGATGCTTCCCGAGTGACTATGGGACGGGAGTTCATTTACTGTTAAGGTATGATAATTATTTCCTGATATTTCTCCGGCACTTGTGTTGCTGCCGGCGCTCATAATAAATACTTTTTCTTCCAGAAGTTCCCATGTTGTCCCGTCATATTTCTTCGACGGATTTTCCGGATTTTTCGTAATAATAAAATCCCCTATCCGGGGATATGTCATTTTTCTGATAGAATCAATCACTTCTGTTAAATCGACATTTCCGGTGCTATCAGGTTTTACATTGTTTACACTTCCGGCAAAGGTTTTTCGGATTCCGTCTACCAGTCCCGAGTAATCATCATCTCTGGCATCGAATCCCGCCTGCGCAATGACCTGCGCCAACGCTGCCACCATCACAGTGGCCTGTTTGTATAATTTGTTGTGCATTTTAGGATCCGCCACACCCGGAACGACCCCTGTAACCCTTTGTGTATCGGTCTCATAAACAGCATCCGATTGAATGTCTTTTCCCGATACACCCTCTGCAAACACTTTGAAATTCGAACTTGCCATTTAATGACCTCCTGCTTCTGTCGTTTGAATCCAGTGTGATTTGTATCCACTGTAATTCAATGTATTGTAATCGTAAGAGAAAATTGGAAGCCCATCTGTAGAAACAAAAGAAAGAATATTAATTCTGACACCGGCAGGCTTCGGTATAATATATCCGTGAACAATCAGTTCACGGATAACATCAGTAAAATCGCCAATCATCACAATATTGAAACTCATGTCTTGCAAATCTTGAATCTGAATTCCTTTTGTTTCGTCAAATAGGTTATCCCACATCTCATATAAATCAAGAACGTTGCCTTTCCATATATTTTGAATAATCCTCGCTTTGACCATAATTCTGTAAACTTCATCTGTTATAACGCCAAAATCTGCCATACCTTCCGGTTTGCATCCTGCAATAACCATTGATTCTTCCATATTGGGAGGTGCCGGTGTTTCATACACCTTGTAAATTGACTCCACGCCAGAGTCTCTTTCTAATTCCGCCGGTGTCGGACAAATTAATTTAAGCCCGAATTTTGTCGACGGTTCAAAGGTGAGATTTCGTGAAACTCCAACGCATTCTCCCAAAATATCGAGTTGATCATCCTCAGCAGTTTCGACATCAAACCTATCGACAATAGATAAAATACTTCTGTCGAGTAAGCAGTTATAATCCACCATTTTACGAATCATGGCATTAAAATTTTTTCCGCCCCGGTATTCGGAAGTAATAAGATTCCGATAATATTCTTTTTCTCTGATAATCATATGACTACCTCGATGTTTTCATATGCAGGATTCGCCACTTCCTTATAGGAGAGGTCGATATCGGCAATTTGAAGTTGACCGGATTCACGTCCGATTTTTATTTCTTTGATTCCGAACACCGGCTTGCTGATAATAGGATTGCAGGCCATTACTACACCTGTCAGCATAGAAATAGAAATATCTCGTCCGATTTCCAAAGATTTCAGATAATCATAAATTGCCAATTTTACATTGGATTCAAGACTGGAAATGTAACCGGTATATTTTCTCAGTGTCACTCTCACAAAAATGGGAATGTAATCAGGCCGGTAAAATCTTATTGTGTTTACATATTCATTCTGATCAATCACTTTGATTTCCGTTGTTCCATTTGTATAGCAACCGATTCCTTTATGATAGAGGATTGTTTCTGCGATTTTATGGTCATCTCCGCCTTCCACAACACATGTAATGGAATGTGGAGGGAATCCATGCGGATTCAAATTGGGATCTGCTGTAGACAGGTTTGTATCATTTTCATAAACCGCCACCCGATTGATGTCACTTAATGCCCGGAGAGCCCCTCGTGTTCCGTCAAGCATTGTCTGCGATGGATTGGAAACCGATATGGTCTGCCGCTGCCGCAATTCACCGTCTGTCTCGATGGCATTTCCGGGAATCGCAGATGCCTTGTTTTCCACTTTTTTCCATCCGTATGTCGGAGTGTGAATCTTTGTGATATCTCCCGGCTCGGCCGATACTGCCCCCGGTTTTGAACAAGTCGCCGTCGTTCTTACTGTTCCGTCCGACCCTATAACCACTGAGGGAGGAAGTTTCCAGACCACATTGGTTTTATCCATTACAGAACCATTTTTTATTTCAGTAAAAGGAATCCCGGAAAGAACAAGCTCACAAGTGGAGTATCCTGCTTTTTTTCTCGAAATCCCGTTTAATTTGACGACAGAATCAAGTGCCGCTCCCACAGCAGTAGACGGAGACCGAGAGTTATATGCATACTGTATAGCCTGATAAGAATCGCTGATTTTCAGTGCGAGTATGCTGAGGAATTGATAATCCGCACTGTCGTTTTCCAAATATATATCGCTTCCGTAGATTTTTTTCATTCCTTCAATCATGTCTGCGAGAATGTCATTATAAGTCGGTATATGCAGTCCCGATTTATCTATATATGGATTGAAATAACTCATTCTTCACCCACCCCTGAATTGGAAATAATAAGAGTCCCGAATAATGTTTCCACCGCACACCGGAACAGATAATTCCTGTTTTGAAATTCCGAATCATAACCGAGAATAGACAAAACTCCGGTGGTGTTTTGAATACGGTCCTTGAAGATGAAATCGACAGCTTTCAGGTTCTCCGGTCTTCCGGAGCTGCCGAGTATCTTCTCCCATAACGGGAGTCCGTCTTCCAAATCCTCCCACCATTCGCTGTAAAGTAAAAGAAGCCGAGACTTAATGGCTTGTGCCACCGCATCCGCTCCTTCTAAATACGCGTTTTTCCCACGACCGAATATGTAATCCCAGTTTTCGTCGAGTTTTCTGTATATCATGCCACTCCTCCTTTTTATCCTATATACACATTGGAAGACCCCTGTGCCACAGAACCGCCGCATGACACAGGATCACCTATGCGCCCTGCGGCTTTCCCGTTGATAAACACGGAAGAGCTCCCGCTTGCTATCGTGCCTGCGTGAGAAGAGTGAATTTTGCACCCGTGGGAAGAATAGGAATCCCCCACGCGTCCTGCAGCTTTTCCGTTGATAAACACATTCGGTGAAGCTGTCACCAGTGGAACAGGCGGACATTGGTCATGCCCGGTGTTCATATCTCCCAACCTTGTCGCTTTACTCATTGATTCTCACCGTCTTTCCTTTAATACGTATATCCCCTTTGGCCGTTATATTCATGTTGGCAGATGCCACGATATTGATATTGTCTCCATAAATTTCTATATATGACGACCCGCTTTCCGTCCGGAGCTGGACAGAATCAGTAGAATAGGAAGGAACAACCCTCGGCTGTGACCAAGGCCCGGGAATGCAATATCCATCAGACAAATCGTGCCTCCTACAATCAATCTGGTTCTGCACTCCCCCGGATTGCCACCATGCGTCCATGCAGTTATCTCCAAATATAACAAGGCATTCATCGCCCTCTTTAATTGGCATGGTCAGGAGATATCCTCCCGCTCTTGGAAATACAACGGGAACGTCAACAAGCAAGGGAAGATCTTCCCATTTTTCCACACCGTCAATATTTCTTTTTTCTCTGATGGCCAGCTGTACCGATACCGTTTGTTCGTTGGAGTCAAACTTTTTTATAATTCCCGGAGAGGCCACCCGGAGGGATATTTCTCTTTGCCTTGCCCGGTTATCATCATCATTTCTCGGAGCATTGGTTCTTTCTGAAATTGGAATCATACTATACCCCCATTCCGTTTACGCCGCTGTCACCGAGAAGTGCAGGAAGTGATCCTTTTCCGTATCTCGAAATTCCTACAATTTCTGTGTACCAGTCATTCCCTCGCGTGTCTCCACGATGAGTGACCTCTATACATTGATAAATCCATTCGTCATCAAGCGGTGCTTGCTTTTGCCCGGGCATAACCGTTGTTTCATTAACCTGTGAATTTTTAAGTTGGATACGTGTCCCCATCTTAATGGACGGATTCAATAGAACCTTGAATGTAACCCCGTCCTGCGTTTGCTGCGGCGTTCCGACCAAGCCGTTCTCTGGCCCGATAACCAGAGCCTCATCTTCGGCAATGTCCTGCAGGCGGACTACATTCAAGTTTCCGTCCTCTATGTAATAATCGGCACTATTACCACGGCAAACGTCCTGTATGTAATCATATGGACGTCCATAGAATACTTTTCCTCGCGGAAGAACCTGCGTGCTTAATCCGTCGCTGCACTTGTTTATCGGTGTCTGTACTTCGCTGTCATTGCATACCGTTTCCACAATGGTCCTCATATTCAGTCCCCGGTTCACGGTCTTTGATATGTGATTCAAGTTCAGCGGCGTGTCGCCGTCTATGCAAGTGAGAGTTAATACATAATCGACGTTCGACTCTTTACTTCTTGACGGCCATATCACGCTTCCGTCAAATATTTTGCCGTACTGAAGTGCTTCTGCTCCCGCCTGTTCTGTTCCGTCAGCGGCTCCTGCATTCTCATCAATCGTCCCTTGATACCCGGCTTCAATAATCACTCGGTCTCCCTCCATGATTAATTTATTTTCTGTTGCCGCATTCATGTTATATATCTTGACGATTGCGTAGAAACCACCGCGAGCTCTTTTTTTATGCACCTCGAATGTGCAATGCAGATTCGATATATTCAGCGCCTCGTTGTCGTTTTTGTCTGTGACAAGAATCCTCCATTTGCGAATCCAAAGCCGACTGCTCATGAGCTATCACCCCAGTCAAGAACAAATATTGTCCCTAATGTTTTATGATCCGGCATCATCAGTTCGGTATCTGTGGCTTGACGGATAAACGCATGGCCGATATCAAGATATTGAAACTGTCCCAATAAATCGACACCCGTCACAAGAGGGAGCGTGTCTATCAAGAGCTGTCCGGTTTTATTATCTATCACCGTCGCTGTCCAATCGCCGACCAAGTCATTATATCGGAGCTTGAGCTTGATATTGATATTTCTTTTCCCTTCCAATGTCAGCTTGAAATCCTGCTCGGAATAAGGAAGTGTGGTCAGTGGAATTTTACAATAACTCACGGTGTTTTCCCTCCTTTTTCAGGATTATAATGTCCGGCATCTCCCAATACCTCTCCGATAACAGAAGTCTTTTCTTCCACCGGCGATATCTCTCCCCGTTTTGCTTTTCCTGCACTGGTCCAGTTTCTTGCGCTCACCTTTTCCGTCGCAACTGTGGCCATGATAATTTGCTGCATTTCTATCGTGGCTTGTAATCCGTACAGAGTATTAACGTCATCATCGACATGAATCCCTGAAATGACCATATTCGGATATTGATTAAGTCTTGTCAAAACGGTAACGGGAAGTCTCGCCGCTTGTAATTCAAAAAGCTTTCTGTAGGCAGATACCGATTTTGTATACGCTCCGTGCCACTGCCCCCGGACCATTGAGTCCATTGCATCGGACATTTTGATCTGCATGGAAATCGTGACTGGTTCTAAACATACGTGGTCGGAGATATTAGCACCGCTTTGAACCGGATGGCTCGTAATTACAGCCTGATGTTCTGTCGATACATTGATAACAGCATCAAAAAAGAACCCTCCGATATTGGTTTTGCAGTAAACGAGATCCTGCATTTCCACCCCTGCATCCCACTGCCGAGGTCTATAGCCGTCTCCTGTTTTAAATCCATAGGCGGAGAGATTCGGAATCGTTGATGTTTTCCCTAACAGAATTGACGTGATTTCTCCTAAACGTCCCAAATTAAACAAACCCATCAAACAATCCCCCCTCTTCCATACCTGGCATTTAGAGCTCCTGCCACTTCGTTTCCTATATCCCGGGCAGAGGCGTCGGTTTTTGCATATACATTAATCGCTCCGACATTGACATTCCCATATGTGGTGGATCCTTCCGTAACATAGCTCATAGGCATTCCGGATGCAGGAGCTCCTGCAATAGCCGCCCCTGCATAAGTATCTCCGCCCCCTTGTCCCATAAAGTGAGACCCTAATGAAATTTCTTCATCATAGTCGGCATCACTTGCCGGTAAATCCTCTTCGTCAGGAACATCAGCCCAATGGTTTTTATTGTATTCTGACAGTACCCCTGCTCCTTGTCCCGCTCTGTAAATCTCGACGTCTTCAGACTGGTCCGCAGGACTTTCGAATTCATGAAGAACTTTATCACTTGCCTCCCGGACATCATTGGTGCTTTTCAGTGTATTGGCCACTCCGGAATAGCTTTCTTCCATTTCCTTTTGCAGGAATTCCAGTTGCATTTGCAGGTCATTGATAGGCCGACCCGTTTCGGCAGCATATTCGAGAAGTTTTTGTTTTCTACTTGCATCTGTCCATTGGGCAATCCCAAATCCCCGGCCGTCATTCACAAAATCTACCTCTCCGTTCTTGATAGCCTGCAGATATTCTTCGTCAGAATAACCCTTATCATCCTGAACATTACTTGGATCAATACGGGATTCGGATATCAAGTTCCCAATCAGACCGGCTGCGCCCTCTTCCGTATATCCCGCCTTCTTGGTGAGGAATTCCATTGCATCTTGGGCATTCTTCTTTTCGTCAATGCTGAGTCCTTCTATAATAGCCGCCGGAACGGTACCTTTAGCAAAAGATGTAATGGCAGAGCCGAGCATGGAAGCGGCTCCTTTGAAATCCCCCTGCACCGCAAGCGCGATGGCCGACAGGAATTTACCCATCGCCGATGCCAAATGTCCGAGCCGTTTCAGTGTATTTCCGATAGCATTTCCAATGGCATCCCAAAAGGAAATATGTCGTTTTCTGGCCATGCCATCGATGGATTTTCCTATAAATTTATATAGTTTTCTCCATGCCATATATAAATCAATAACGCCATCAGTGATTGCTGACAGACCTTTCACCCACGAACTTTGAACTTCGCTCCAGTCTACTCCGTTGACAAAATGCTCAACGATATAATCCAGCTTATCCGCAATCCATGAAAGAATAGACTTTACATCTTCCGAGAATGTTTTCAGAAAATCGCTGTTTATAATCTTCATTAAATTGGCCCATAAAGGCGCCAATGCTTTGGAGGATTTCCACCCGTTCATGTAATACATGAAATCCTGCAGAAGTAGAATTGCTCCGCCGATAGCTGCAATCATGAGACCGAACGGTCCGGACATAATCGCTGCCCCTACGGCTGCAAAGATAGCTCCCCACTTTTTTACATTTGCCGGGAGGCTGTCAACGAAGTCGTACACTGTAGAAACAATTTTCCCGCATATTGTCACAATGGCAACAAGTCCGCTCACGATTTTTGCCATAAACTTGGCTATCTTTTTAGCTATCTCCGGCAGGTTATGGCCGAGCTTATCATTTAGCCACCGGATGAACTCCTGAAATTCTTTGATGTATGGTTCTAAATATTTGATGAGATAATATGCAATCCATTCCTTGAGCATTTTAAGCTTAACTTGTAAAGATTCGACATCATAACCGATTTCTCGAATCCATTTCAGCTGCCCTTCCGAGTCCTCAGGTGTGGCAAGCTCATTCATTTCATTCCGCAAACGGAAAAACTGCTCCCGGAGTTCAGGTATCCATGCGATGTCCTCTTGGGAAACACCCATGACTTTCATAGCCATCGAGAGAGTTTTGGCAGAGTTTTCCGTAATCCACATCTGCGATGCCAGTTTTTTGAATTCCATGTCGGCCCCGGACACATCTTTTATCATGTCCACAGCTGCTTTGCCTATGCCAACCATAGCTCCGCCGATAGCAAGGAAAGGCGCCGCACCTTTAATGGTTTTTAGCATTCCTTCTAATTGCTTGATGGCAGATATGCAACTGTTAAAAGAGCCGTTGTCAACATCAGCACCGATTTTGACTAAAAATTCTGAAATAACTTCTCCGTTCATCGGTTTTTCCTCTCCAATGCATCTCGCAATCTTTCTGCGTTGATGGCTTTTACAGCAAGAATCTCGTGTGCATCTAATAAATCATCAAAATCATAGGTCCCGTCAAAGACCTCGTGTTGCTGCCACATGCCTGCTATCACAGGTGCATAAGCAAACGCGTCGACCGTTGGGAAATTGACGGGATCAAAAATCAGGCCTTGGCTTTCTTCTTCGCCGGAGTTAACCCGGCGCCGGTAAAAAAACCTCCAACATTAAACAGAAATGCCCGGACAGTAAGCGTAATTACAGTGGTGGTATCGTAAGCAAGTTCTTCATCTACAAACGATCCGTCTTTCTTCAATATAATTTCAGGAAGAAGCTGTCCGTTCACTTCGTTCATTTTTGAAACGGTTTTCAGGAGCATATTCTGTATTTCGTCAAACTCCTGTCTTGGAATAGCAGGAAGGACGGAAGCGAACTCATCGACTGTCAGTTCTTTTCCGTCCTTCCCCTTTTTACCGATAAGTGGAGCAATCACTCCGGCCGATTTAAAAGCAAGGTAGGATGCCGACCGGGCATCTAATTTACTCAGCTGGTATTTGACCCCTTCCACTTCTATAATGGTCGTTCTATTTGATATTTTCATAAATTCCTCCGGTATGTATTAGAAAAATCAAATGGGATTGTTTGTGATGTCAGCACACATAAGTGTCCACGTCACGCGCTGCCCTTGAGATTGATATGGAACATCGGCTTCTTTATTAGGAGAAACGCCGGTGCATACATGCGAGCCGCCGGTAGAGAAATTCTTCAGCAGAATCGTCGTGTTTGCCCATTCGCTTGTCGGTGCTCCCCAAAGAGCCTGAAACCACTTCAGAAGCCATGTATGGAGAGGTGCTGTCTGCTGCACTTCTATGGTGATACTGCCGTTGTTACCGGCAATCTTGGAAACCATGATTGAGCCGTCAGCAGCTACATCATGACTGCTTCTTTCTGTGGCCTTGGTAACGGAAATAGAGCCTGCCCCTTCTCCGGTGAAGATGTAATCTCCTGCGACCCCGGAATGGATAGATCCGACCAGGTCAAGGAAACTGTATGTTGTTTTATTCATTGATTTTCCCTCCATTATCTATTTACATAGACTTCAATTGTTACAAATTCAATGGACCCGGCCAGTTTAACGCAGATATAAATCGGAGGTGATTTTCTCGCATCCCTGTCTGCCTGTGATTGGTCATCGATGGCTTCACTCTGCACCAAATATCCGTTGGCAAGATAATCTCCGTTTTGAAGTGCAAGAACATTGCCACCATTCCATTTGCCGGGAGAGATAAACCCGGTATTCACGTTCTTTTCGCACGCCGCATTGATAACGTTAACGATGGATGCCACTCCGGCTTCGGTCTGCGGCACTTTTCTTGACGATGTTAGTAAATCCATGACATTCAAAATCACATCGTTTTTCAAGATGTCCAAGTTCAGAATCTCGTCAAAAGATGTGCCGTCAGCCATATATCCCTGCTGCAGAATATCGTATTCCTCGCCACGGTTTACATAAACGTTGCCATTGTTCCCATGCTTCGTGGAAGAACCGCAGATATATTCTACCTGAGTTTCCGTGAGGTCATCTGCTTTCACGCCGGGGAGAGTTTTATATGCAAGAGTATATGCGGAGTTGTTTGTTCCTCGATTTGCGCCCATTGCATAACCCATAGCAGCCACCACAGCATCGGGATTATTTTTGTCAGCAGAATATAAACCGAATGTTCTGCGGAATTTTTTTGCCTTGAGCTTTGCAAATATACCAACATCGCCATTTGCATCTGCCGGTGTCGACAAGTTCGCCTCGTTCGATGTCGTATATGCAAGAATAGTGTCAGGTTTTACAGATTCTGCCCACAGTGCAATTTCCTCAATCTGATCTTCTTTCGCGCCGAGAGGAATCAGAACATACCACTCGGAATTTGCTGCACGGCATGCTTGGGCAGAAGCGAGGAGACCTCCGTCATTTGCATCTGCCACGCCCACTGCCAGTTTGGTAGGAGCAAGTCTTGAGGAAAAATAAAGAAGAGCTGCCTTATATTCGGGAGACTCTATAGTGAATCCGTCCTCAAGCATAGCTTCTGCACCGGTATAAATTCTGACTCGTTCTTCTTTCGGGATAACCTTGGAACTTCCCATGATTAATGCCACGTTAAAGCCTTTTCTCGCCGCCGATTTAGCAGATAAATTTACCTGAATATTAACTAACGGCGATAATGATAGTTTTGCCAATGTAATCATCCTTTCTTAATAATCATATTTCCGGAAGAAATAATATTTTTTGAATTTCCCGCCGGATTTGCATGAATATCCCCATTAACCTCACGAATAGACCGTATCTTCTCATCAAAAAACAGCTCATTATTGAAATGAAGTGTCAGGTCTGTCCGCTCGAACCACATACTTTGAAAAAGCTCAGTGACGTACTGCGGCGTGTCTGCCGTGGGGATGATATAAATCTTTTCTTTCCGGAGAATACTCGACCCGTCCAAAAGGGAATGTCTCAATTGAATGAGTTTGTCATATCCGTTTGGTCCATAGGCAGTAAATATAACTTCAAGCACCCTTGTAGCAAAGTGCTTCCGCCTTAAGTCCTCGCCGTCATTTTCCCAAAATTCGTGAATCGGCTGTGATACGTCATCGCCACCGGAGTCACGAATGGTAATAAACAGAACGTCATCATTTATGCTCCAATCGGGATTTCCGAGAGCAGAACTGATAAATCGTACCGGCGGTTTTGTCTTTTTGTACACCGTTTCGGGATCATATCCCAAAGCTGTCATGGTCGCCCGGTAGAAAGCCTTTTTTATTTCTTTTAAAGTCGCGGCCATTTATACCTCCCCGGGCATTCTTGTGCATATTGCACGATAGAACCCGTAATCCTTATCCGGTGTCACTGAAACAATATGATATTTTTCTCCATTCCATAAAAGAATGTCGGAATATCCGTTTTCTTCCAGCTCTCCCGTCACATATATAGGTTCGGTAGATAGGATCCGCATAGCTCCGGCTTGTCGGTTTCCTTCAGGGATTTGTTGCAAGTCCCGTGCCGTCGCCACAGTAACGATACCTCGAAATAAAAGGGAGGAAGGTGAACCATCCATGACGAATTCACCTTCCTGCCACATACCGGAGGACCGCAATATGGTATATGTCTGTGATAGACGGGGAGAGTGAATCACGCTTGATAGATTAATCATGTTTTTTACTCCTCCCTTACCACATAAACAATTGATTTTCTTAACTCTCCTTCATCAATCAGCGGATTGCTGCTCTTTTTCTTCTTGACGGTAGATGGAGAGTTGGCCGGCCACCTGTTCCTTGGATCAAGAAACCATGCCCGGCAGGCATTCTGTGCCGCAAGTCCTGTTCTTGTAATGGCCCTGTCCATGCCTTCGTAGTCCCCCTTAGCTGCGGACTTGGCTATTCTTGCATATTTTTCTGTAATGGATGCACGATTTGCCTGAATGGCAGGAACAAGAACCGGCCTCGGAGGAATTCTCCACAGAGGAGAGCCGTGAGTTTGAATGTACAAAGAAAAAGCCGAGCTATATTTATAACCCCGGCTCATTTGCTTTCCCATTTCTCCAATCATCTGATTTCTTCTCACGCCGTGTGTATGGATAAACAGGAGTTGGGCATTGTCGATTTCGTCTCCTTTTCGGTGTTTCGTTTGGTTCGGAACGCCCACATAAATGGCTCGCTTTTTGATAGCTGCCAGTCTTTTGAAAACTCCTGCAATGCCCCCGTTATATTCTTTATGCTCGATATTTACCATACATACATGCCTCCCTTGCCCACCATTTTACCCAGTGTCGCAAATTGAACACCGAATGTGGTGAGCTTGAAG